TACAATTTTTCGGGAACAGATGGTACTGACTTTGCAGCTGGTCGTCAACAGACTTCTGGTATTTTGGTGTTGAACTCGGCGGATGCAAGCAATGTTACTGCATCCACACAGATTGGTAGATTAGAAGTTGAGTATGAGATTGAGTTAGCTTTAATCGGATCCTATAACATTTCCGGAGGAATTGCTTATTCTCATGCCCCTCTTCCTTCTCATTTGGTGTCTTCTTCCCCAACCATTTCTGTCCCTAGTTCACCGTTCCATGTTATTGACCCCTATTTGGGACCTTTGCGGACTCGGTAAACACTGAGGTAATCCTATACTGGTAGGTTTCTTTCCTGTTCTTTCCAATTAGAACGGGAGCTTTGCATATAGTTAAATTCTGTTCGTCTGGTGTTAACCCAGCCCCCCCCACATGTAGCGTAACACGGTTGCCGTAAAAACCCGGCCGTGGTGAAGTGTGTGTCTACCCCCCTTCCTGCCGAGGCTTTATTGGTCACGTTAGTAAGTAGCGGGTAGCGTGGTAGTGGAGTGTTTTTGCACTTTCACTGACGTTTCAGGTGCTGTTTTTGCAATTCTATCGTAGCTCAAGATTTAATACGTGGAATCCCGTTAATCTTGAAGGAGGACTTTGCGCTAATGTCCTTTGAAAGCGTGGTTTTTGGTGGGCCGGTGAATCTACCCGGTGTAGCAGAAGTGCTACGGATCCCCGACCCCCTTTGGGGGGTCGGTTTTACTATTTGTAGCCGCGAGGACACGCGGGATATTAAGTTTGTTACTGCCTTTTGGCCCAGTCCCAAAAAGTTGAATTGCCATTATGTCTTATGTTAATAAGCTGACCGGAGAGATCCTTATCGACCCTTTTGCTGCTCGAACTGCCAACAATGAAAATCCTGGTATTATTAGAAAGATTGATGATATTGGTCCACAAGAAAAACCAATACTTCCTGTTTTTGTTCATTATCGGCCTCCTCCTTCTGGTGTTACTCCGAAGCCGGCTGTTGTTATTGATAAATTTTTGGAAGTTGACGGATTGTCGCGTGCTTTGGCACCGATCACCTGTCCCAATCCCTATGGTACTACTAAGAATCCATTTGCTGAAAGTGATGCAGATCAGAAGTCTGTCGGTTTTATCCAACTGCAAAATCCAAATCAATATAATTTTTCCAATGCACGTTCTGATGCTTCTGCTTATTCCTCTATGTTGTTTTTAGCTGCTCAGGCTACTACCACACAGGGGATGAAGGATGAGTTCACTGCGTTTATTGAGGAGATAAATTCTGAGGTGTTTAGTGGTGGTTCCCTAGTTGGTCTTCTTCACAGAATGAAGACAAAACTTGTCAGAACTCACCCTCCTAAAACATTTCGTGATTTCGATCCAGCTGAGGCAACTCAGGTGAAAGATTTGTTGAAGTTTGATGTTTCAAAGATTAAATCTTTGAAGGGCCTTAATTTGGCTCAAGTTGGGATCAGGTTGAATCCCACAGCCGCTGCCGGTAGTCCTTATTTGGACCCTCCTTTACCGGTCGGCAAAGTGGTATTTGATGTTGCTGATCATGCTACTCTGTTGTTCTCTAAAGCTCAAGAAGGTTATTCTGTTTTTGTGAATTTCCTCAAGACTCGTAGAGAATTTCAGTTAGTGTGTTTGAAAAATAAACGGGAGCGCATGAAACGAACGGATACATTGATTAAAGTCCGTCCCTATTATGTTTATCCTGGAGCGCTGCGTTTACTGTATACAGCTTTGATTAATTCATATTCTGATATGTTGCTTCGATTTGATCAGGACCCGAAGTCAATTTCTGCGTTGGGTTTTTCTTGGACTAGTGGTGGTGTTAAGCGAATGTTGGATTGGATTTTTATGACAATGCCTCCAGGGGTTTATGCTATTTGTTATGGTGATGATGTGTGGTTAAAAATTG